AGTAACAAAAAGGTTTAATCTGTTATAATAAGTAGTAGTAACAAAATATAGTTTTTGTATATTAAGTAAGTAGTAACAAAATAACTTTTTTATACTAACTTTTCAATGACTACAATTTATGTATTTTGTTATTATCCATCAGGGACTACAATTTTTATATTTCGTTATTACTTCTCAGGAGTAACATTTTAAAATTTCGCGGCCGCGAAATCAGGATCCCCAATACCCATAGGAAAATACAACGGCTCCATTTTTGTGATTTGACAATACATTTATATACTAGTTAATAATTTGAATAGTATCTAACGTAATTCAGGGCACCGGTTTACCGTCCCGTAACGTCTTACTGCGGATAACTGAAATAGGACACGAAACTAAGACAATAAGCAATTTAGTGTATACTTCTAACTTATTATTAAAACCAATAAAAACACAATGTTTATATATATGTTGTATTTTATATATGTTTATGGAAGAAATTGAAATTAATAATCTAATTGATAAGTACTTAGACAAGCCTACTAAGGAAAGAGAAATAGGCAGGTATTATGCTAGCGAACTCGGCACTTGTCCCAGGAAGCTTTATTTTAGTTATAAGATTCCTAAGAAACTAGATTCTGATACAATTAGGATTTTTGAAGTTGGTAACTTATTTCACGAGTTCATTGCTAAAGTACTAGGTAACAGTCAAAGTATAAAACTACTTGAAAACGAACGATCTGTTACTTTGATAACTAAAGGCAGTTCTGCGATAGTAACTGGTAGAATTGATGATCTTATCCTAGTTGAAAAAACAGGAGAGAAGATTATAATTGATGTTAAGACTATTAAGTCTTTTGACTTTTTGACTGAACCGAAACATGAACATAAAATGCAAGTTATGATGTACCTTAAAAGTCTTGGACTAAAAAAAGGAGCACTTTTATATGTTAAAAAGGAAGATATGCAAATTAGATACTTTGAGTTTGAATATGATGAATTAATTGTAAATGAGATACTTGAAAAAGCGGAAATTGTACATCTTGGACTTAAAACAGATACACCACCAGTTAAGAATAAAGATAACTGGATGTGCAAATTTTGCAATTACTGTAACGAATGTAAAGAAGCAGATCTAGTTGAAGAGGTAAATGAGAGGGACGAAATATGGTCAAGAACGACTACGAATTAACACCGGATGACGAAATTGAAATTGTAATGGATGCGTTTAGAATTATGTTCGATAAAGATCGAGTACATAGTTTGTTCACTAAATTAATCAGAAAAGGACCTACTTCTGACTTGATTTATGTGCCTAAAGGACTTAACGGAAAAATAGTCACGGTTATAGTTTGGGATTCAAAAAACGATTTAGCTGTTAAAAAGTTAAAAACAGAAGTTGAACCTGAACAAACTGAAATTCAAAATCAAGTAATAAATGAGTAATAAGTAAACAATGAGTAGACCCATTAGATAAATAAATGGCAAGAACAATTAAAGAAATAATAGGTAATGAAGAACTGGAAGTTTTCTTACAGAAAGGATACTATGATCCAGCGTACTGGATTGAAAAAGTGTCTGGACTTAAACTGGCTAACTTTCACAAAGAATGGATTAACCTTATTTCTAATAATAGATTCTTAAATATTACCAGTTTCAGAGGCAGTTGCAAAAGTCACTTGTTCGCGATCTGGTACCCACTTTGGACAGTATGGTATAAAAGGTCTAAAAATATTCTGGTAGTTTCAAGAGATCTTAAACAGGCAACTAAAATCATGGACGACTTGACAAGTACGATAATAGATAACGAACTACTAAACTCACTTATGCCAAACGATAGAAAACTTACTTGGTCAAAGTCAGAAATTAACACGACTACTAAATGTAAAGTGTTCACTAGAGCGCTTACTGACTCTATACTGGGAGTTAGAACAGATTATGTACTTGTTGATGAAGCAGGTTCGTTTAATAATGATCAGATTGAACTTTACAGAAGAGCAATTGAACCTACTGTAGATCTTAGGAAAGGTAAAATTGTAGTAATAGGAACTCCAAGACATCTTGCTGATTTACTTAGTATACTTAAACAAAATAAAGCGTACATTTCTAAAGTTTATAAAATTTTAGAAAACGGGAAGTCAATCTGGCCAGAAGTTTACTCTGATGAAGATTGTAAAAAAATCAGGGAAAGAATTGGTGAGTCAGCTTGGCAATCTGAGTATTTATGTAACGCGTCTGCTGAAGCAGAAGGAGCAATATTCCCCGGAGAACTTATTGGTAAATGTTTAGATTTTACTAGAAAGTTCAGTACGTTCGATGAAGGAGGGATTAAGATCCTGGCTGCAGATTTTGCTATTGCTAAGGGGCCAACTGCGGATTTTGATGCGTATACTGTTGTTGAAAAAGTAGCAGGAGTAACTGTACTTAAACATGGGGAAAGACATAAAGGATTATCAATTGCAGGTAAAGCTATGAGACTTAAAGAACTGTATGACCTTTACAAATGTGAATCTATTTACGTTGACCCGTCTAATGTAGGTGAAGCAGTTATGGAAGAAATTAGAAACATGGGTCTACCTATCTATCCAGTGGAAATGCACTCGGCTGCTAGAAACCATCTTCTTCTTAATATGTTAAGAATGATGGAAAATAACCAACTTGTTATTCCTAGAGATTTAGAAGATACAGCTACTTATACTTATACACAGAATCTTATTTCAGAACTGTTAGGTTTTCAACAGGTTAAAAGTAAGGCAACGGACACGTTACAAATAAGAAGTAGAGCAATTCATGATGATTGTGCAATTTCTCTAGCTATCGCTTGTAAAGGTATAGCTAATAAAAAAGAGTGTCTTGATATAATAGGTTTCTAAGACGACAAAATTATTTTTTTTATTTAAATTACCCACAAAGTTTAAATACTAGTATTAATTACCAATTAGGTTAGGTATTTAAAATGGCTACATTTAAAAACAAATTTAACTTATTTAAAAATAAAATAGTCAATAAATGCTCAACTTTTTTTTCAAAAATTAAAAATTTATTTTCTAAATTAGTTAATAAAGTTAAAAATTCTAAAGTAATAGTTCCTAAGTTACAATATATGTTTGAACTAAGTATTATCGTCTTAATTTACGGGCTTATGTTAAATCTTATCTATTCACAATTTTTTAACGGAGAAATTACATTACTTAAAACTATTTCATTTGGTTTGGTTTTTTATCTTATAAAATATGAGGCGACAATAATTATTCAATCTTGTCTTCCAGAGGCTAAGAAATGAGATCTATCACTCAAGAATTGTTTAGTTCGGGAATAACTTCTGTGTCGAACATAAGCGGGCCAGAAGATGGGGTTAAGGAAACGTATAAGTCTACATACGAGGATTACGATTCTACTGATTTTTCTAAAGTAACAAGAACACCTAAAAAGGAATTGGAATTATCGTATAGAAAAAATCCAGTTGTTTTTAATTCTATTAATAAGTTTGTTCAAACTATTATGTCCGCTAAACATACTATCAAAGCTAAAGACCCAAGAGTTAAAATTTACTTTGAAGAGTTCCTTGATAACCTTGGTAATTCCGGTAGTTTAATAACTTGGGAGGAGTTACTAACACATATATTTAGACACCAATGTATATATGGAGCATCATGGGTGGAAAATGTTTATAATAAATTTGGCAATAAAATAGTAGATTGGGACATTATAGACCCTCTTAAAATTGATTATGCTAAAAATTCTAATAAAGAAGTACTATTCGATAGTGACGGAAATATATTTGGTTATGTGTTTACGGCTAGTCCAAACACTATAATCCCTCCTGAAAAGATTAGAGCCACACCTAGGTTTGTATCTCTTCCTTCTAATTCTTATTTTATACCACGAAAGAAAATTGCCATGGTAAAATTGTACACTGTAGGCGACGGAGTTTATCCTATTGGTTTAATCGAACCGATTTATTCTACGTCAGTTAGAAAACTTAATATGGAAGAAGCTCTTGCTAATGCTACTTATCGACACGGATTTCCAACTATTGTTATAAAAATAGGAGACTTAAACCACGATGCTACACCTAACCAAATTAAGAACATGACTGATAAATTGAAAGGAGTAAGTTTCAGACAAGAGTTAGTAGTACCTTATTATTATAATGTAGAAATGTTAGAATCTAAAAATGCAGAGAAATTAAAAGAACATTTAGAATATTATAAGGAACAAGAAATTGCAGGACTGGGTATCCCTAGACCATATGCAACAGGATCAGGAACTAATGAAAACAGATCAGTACTTGACAATATGTCAAATCTTTTTGAACTGACTCTTAAAGATATTATTGCCGCAACGGTTTCATCTATTAGAAAACAGATGTTTAAACCTATCTGCGAACTTGAAGGATTTAAAGAAGTACCTACCCTAGAATGGGAAATAATTGGCGTTGATGAATTTGATAATAAAGCTAAACGTATATCTAATTACATTAAAGATGGAATAATTGCACCTAACGATCCAGCAGTGGTCAACTATGTTAGGGAAACAGAAAATCTTGAGATACAAAATGCGCCTACACTTCCTGCCAAACCAGCCCAATAGTACTCTACTAGTTGAGACTTTACAGTCTAACTTTGTATTTAATTTTGATACTAATTTGGAAATTCGTAATAATGTAGACTCTATTATTTTAAGTGATATTAGTAAATTAAATAAAATAGAATCTTTTAGAAAAGTTCAAAAGTTTAGGCAATCTAAATTAGATTGTTATATAACTAAAGAGAATTTAGAATTAATTAAAAAAGAGTATGGTTCAGAGTTTATTGAGCCTAGAATAATTGAGCCAGGTAAGAAGTTTAAACTTAAAGATACTAATATTGAGATGATACCATTTAAATGTGGTAACTCAATTGGTTTCAGGTTTGATAACATTGTTTATTTACCTAGTGACAATGTAAGTTCAATTGACGAAAAGAATCTTTACAATGCTAGATCTTTTATAGTGAATGGTGAACTTAAATCTGTTCTTAATCTTAGTAATAAATTTAAACCAAGCTCAGTGATATTTACTAATCCAGAAGATTTAGAAGTTGTTAAAAAAGAATGGAGAAAGATGCAAGGGTATAAAGATACAGAGTTTTTAATAGGGGTTAATAATACTTATGAGATAGGAAGAGAGTTTACTCAAAGACTAATGGAATCTAAGAAAACAATGTCTATTTCTTCAGATAAGTGTAAGGACATAGTTAATAAAACTAAGACAATTATTATTAAAGATAAACTGGTTAAGGAACTTACTAACTCTACTGTTTATTTAACAGACGACACTTATAGTTACGGAGTTATTAAAATAGGTAATCCTTATAAGATAGATACTGATGACTTTGAAAAATTAAGTGAAGAGCATAGAATTACCAAATCTAAAGCAGAATCATGGTGGCCCAATAAGTTAGTATTATTCGCTTACCCATTTGAAATTGTAGACCTGTATAAAAATAAAAGAAGATTAGATGATAATTCCGAAGTTATTGAAAAGACTGAAACATGGGGCGACGACAAGTTACTTGATGACTTAGGAGATTTTACAGTTATAAAAGATTGTATATGCGCTATGGGAAGTTATGTAGCTAAAAGAGAAGGGCATACTCCTAACGACTTAGATATTTTAATTAAATTAAATCCTGATGATTATATGAAAAGAGCTATAGAAACTAGAATAAGAAGAATGTTCAAATACCCAGATAGATTACATTTTGTGTATGGAGATCATCAAGGGCCGCACGATAAGTTCTTACCACTTTTTGATCTTAAGTTTGAACGTATTAAAGATGCTAAAGTAGTACAAATGTCAGAATCTGATTTGACCCCAATGAAACCGAGTAAGAAGTTCTATGATTTAGATGAACTTAAAAATAATTTAAATGAAATTAAGTACGCAGTTGAAGAAAAGATAGACGGATTCAGAGCAGTTGGTTTTAAAGTTGGAGATAATGTTAAACTATTTAGCGAACAAGGAGTTAACATAACTAACGCTTTTTCTACAATTTCTAAACAGTTATCAGAACTATCAGGCAAGGATTTTATAATTGATGGAGAACTTGCAGTTAAAGGAGGTAGCAGAAGCGATATTTCTAAATATATTTCTGCTATTAAATCCGGAGAAGTTACTGAAAGTAAAAATGTAATTTATCACGTTTTTGATATACTTAAACTAAATGAGGATTTAAGTTCAAAAACCTGGAATGAAAGAAAGTCTATTTTACATTCTCTTTCGTTTACTAAGAATATTAAAGAAGTAGACTCACTTATTGTTTCAAGTCCAGACGATGTAATTAAAGCAGTTAAGATAGTAAGCAGGATACCCAGTTCAGAAGGAGCAGTTATTAAAGAATATGATGGCGAATATAAGTTTGGTAGCGAATCTGAAACTTGGATTAAGTTTAGAAATAGAGATAAATTAATTGTTAAAGTAATTGATGTTATTAAAGAAACAAACGGTAATGTTTACACAGTAGGTGTTGATGCTAATGATAAAGTTGATCCTAAGTTTGTTAAAGAAGGAATGTTAGTATTAGGCAATACGTTTGTAACTGAAGAAGAGTTTAAAGTTAATGACGTAATAGAAATAGCCGTTGAAGAAGTATGGAGACACGAAGGAGATAAAGTGCATTATTCTATCCATAAGCCTAGTGTAATATCAGAATCTAATGTTCCTTTAACAACAATCTCTGATTTAGATAAATTAGTTGTATCTAAAGGTGAAAGCGTAGTTACTAATGAAAGTAAGTATCCGGATAAAGAACTTTATAATAAGTGGAAAGATTTAATTAATATGTCAATTAAAGAACTTGAAGATTTTTTAGATTCTGAAGAAGGAAGTAAAGCAGGTCTTGATAAGTCTGAAGCTGATGAACTGGGTATTAAGTCAGGTAAAGAATCAGCAAGCTGGATTATTAAAATGTTACCTAGTACTTCTTTTGAAAAAGCAAGTAATGAGTGGACAAATAATATGTGGGAATGGGCAGCTAGACAGGTTAGTTTTATTTCTAGAATGGAAGGAGTAGATGGACCACTTTATGACGAAAAAGGAGAAAAGACTAGAAAGCATCTTGCTTTATTAGTTTGTGGACACGATCCTACCAAGAAAGAAAATGGTGCCACTACTACAGACACAACAGGTATTTCTGATGTACAGGGTAAAGAAATAACTGAAATAATAACTAGACAGAATGAACTTTCAAATATATCCAATCATGAGTTTTTTGATAAGTGGACTCCAGAATCAGCTTATTTCTTTGGATTACTTTCCACGGATGGTAATTTAGATAATAATACAGACAGAATTGAGTTTTATATGTCAAAAGAAGATAGTAAGATATTAAATGTACTTGCTGATTTGTTAGGTGACCAAGTTGGACCTAAAGAAATATCTGGTTATATCGCGTATAGATTCAAATCAAAGTATATGGCAGATAGACTTAGAAGTTTAGGAATGGGTGTTAGAAAGAAAGAAAGAGAAGCATTTAAACATGTTCCGAATGAATTTAAGTGGGATTTTGCACGCGGTTCATTTGACGGAGATGGTTCTATTACAGAAGATAGAATACAATATGATAATGAGTGTAAACAACTTGTTAACTGGATGGTTAAATTATTTAAAACTGTAGTTGATGATGTTAAACATTATGAGTACGATAACATGGGTAAAATTGTAGTTATGCACGAAAATGCTACCAAAGTACTAGATAAGTTATATTCTAGAAAACCTTATTTTGAAAGAAAGAAGAATAAGTCTGTTACTAACCAAGATGAAGAAGGGGGAACTAGAGAAGATTACGCAGATAAGTTCTGGGCAGATAATTGGCAAGACCAATATCCAAAAGAAACTAAGAAATTCGTATTTCATAATCATTGGAGAGGTTTAACCGAGTCCGAGTCTAAGTTAGACAATAAAGAACTTTTAGATACAGACAATTCTATTCATAGTGATCTTAGAATGGAAAAAGATGATTCTAAGTTATTTGGTTTTACTGTTTTCACCGGTGAAGCAAGTGAGAATAAGAAGTATGAAGGAAATAAGCTTATTTATATGGCTAAGAATAAAGGAGAAAAAGATATTAAAGGACTTGAAGGAACTTTTAAAATTAACCAGCCACATGAGTGGTTAGATATTGATAATTATGTAAGTGAACCTGGTGGGCCAGGAGCTACTAGTAAGGGATTTGCTAAGTTCTTTGCTATTGATAAAGGAGAGTTTGAAGCGGGTACTTGGCGAGAACATATGTTCGAGTTTTTCATGAACGGGAAAGAATTAAAAGGTAGAATGATAGTCGCCTATGTCCCAATTGGCGGATCTCGTAAATGGATAGTAGATTTCCCGATTGACCAGACCCCCTACTCTAAATCTCATGATAAAGAAGAAACTATTAAAGAACTAAAGTCTAAAGGACAGAAGTATTTAATCTGGAATGAAGATGGAAAAGCTGAGAGAATAGAAATATGAGAGGAAGAAAATTAGGTAGTACCCTTTCTATTAGCCAAATAGATAGAATAGTGGAAATGACAAAAAAAGGATGCTCTAGACCAGCAATAGCAGATGCAGTAGGTGTTTGTAATAAGACAGTTTACATTTATCAAAAGAAGTATGCTTAGAAACATTTATTAATGTAAAAAAATGCTATACTCTGTATGGTTAAACAGTTAGATTTGGAAGAAAGTGTTAAAATACCGTACCTAATAGAGAGTAAGATATTAATGTCACCAGGTATTTGGAACAATTATTATTATTCTGAAGAACAAATTAAAAGCGCATTTACTAACACCGATTGGGACAATAAGGAGATTCGTTCTTTGTTTTTAGACCACGAAGATTTGAGATCTAGCGAATGGATTGGGGAAGTAGTAAACGTCAGACTGGACGGAAATAATTTAATTGGGGATCTTGTCATAGTAGACAAGCCTACGGCTATGAAGTTAGCGTATGGTGCTAAGATGGGCATATCACCAAAAGTACATGGTAAAGAAGAAGGTGGTCGAATGTTAAACTTCTTGTTCGATAATATGAGTGTTGTAATCAACCCTGCAGTAAAGACTGCGTATATAAATAATCAAGAGCAAACAAGCGAGGTAAACAAAATGACAGAAGAAAAAATTGAAAATGCACAAGTGCCTGAAGTTCCTGAAGAGAAAAAAGATACTTATCCTGCTCCAGAAATGGAAGAGAAAGTAGAAAAAAAGGAAGTTAAGGAAGAAGTGCAAATGGCAGAAGCAGATATGATTGACCAAATCTTAAAGCTGGTTACTGCATTAAAAGAGAAAAAAGGTATGGCTTGCGCAGAAATGCCTAAGAAAATGCCTGTTGAAAAGAAAGAAGAACCAATGGCAGAGAAGATTAAAGAAGAAGTAAAAGAAGAAGTTAAGAAAGAAATGTCTAAAGAATTAGAAGCTAAAGAAACTGTTATCCAGACTATGAGTCAAAAAATTGCAGAATTAGAGAAGAAATTCAACGAGCCTGCAAAAGAGATTATAGTTGAAAACGCAGCTAGCCAAAATGTATCTCTCAATGGAGGAAGTAATTCTATTGATATGGGATACTTGAACTTTTTAAAGTCTATGAGAAATTATTAGGAGGAAAATAAAATGAAAACAACAATTCAAGAAATGAGCGCCATCAGTGGCGCAACAACTACCTCATCCAGCGGTATCTCTGATGTTCAGGGAAAAGAATGGTTAAAAACTATCTTGGAAGCAGCTAAGAAGAAAATGTTCTTCGAGCAGTTTGCACAAGTAATTGATGTACACCCAGGTAACAAGGATGTATCTATTCCTTTGGCATTAACTAACAAGAGTTTTACTGATAGTACTACTCAAACTGAAAGAACTTACACTGAGTTAGACAATGTTACTGCAGTAACATTAACTCCTTCAACTCACAAGTATGGTGTAGTAATCTCTGAAGATGTAGTTAGAACTTCTCAAGTTAATGTAGTTGAGTTCGCAAGAGATCAATTAGCATATGATATGGCTTTAGATATTGATACCGCAATTGGTACTGCTATCGCAGCAGAAGGAAGCCCAGCAGCAACTTTGTACGGTGGAGACGCAAGCTCTACTGGAACTTTAGAAACTGGTGACGTATTAACTACTGATTTGATCGCAAAGGGATCCAGATATTTGAAAGCAAACGGATGGATTTCTGAACCTGACAAACCTTTCGTATTATTCATAAGTGCAGCTAACGAAGAAGCTTTAATGAAAGATTCTCAGTTCGTTAATGCAGCAGAATACGGTTCTAACGAAGTAGTTATGAACGGTGAAATTGGTAAGTACTTAGGAATTAGAGTAATCAGTACTGAACAAACTCCATCTGGTAGTACCTGGGGCGGAGGCTCTTTATCAGGACATACTTGTATGTTAGTTAAAGCAAAAGTATCTTATGCACTTGCTTGGGGATTAAGACCTAGATTAGACAGCGAGT